ATCAAGCTGTAGCGAAACCTCGAACCCGTCCACATCATCGGCGTCTTCTGTCAGCGCATCCATCGGCCCAAAGCTGACATACGGATAAGCCGCACCCTTTGGCGGGGCGTCATAAACCCGCGCACCCACCAGCGCGACCAAGGGCGCATAGGTGGTCAGGCGCGCATAGATCGCGGTTTGCAGCGCGTTGCTATAGCTCACGGTGTCACCCCGCTGGTGGCCATGATGTCCAGAAAGGCGCGGTCATCGGTCGGCACTGGATTGCCCTTGACCGCATATTCGGTGCCGGTGCGCATATCCCGCGCCCGCCAATCGCTGCGGATCGCTCGGGCCGCTTCACAGTTGCGAATGCGGAAAACCACCGGCTGCACCCCGACAAGGCGCGCGGCAATGACAGGCTCCGTGCCGCGCAGATAGGTGACGCCCGCCCAGCACTCATGCTGCACCGCCCAGCCGCTGATCGTGCCGCCCTGCCCGTTGGGGGTCGAGGTTGGCGCGTCGAATGCGAAGCGGTCTTGCAGCTTCGGTGCCATTTTCATGCGGCCACCCATCCAAGGCGGCGCGACGAAACCAGCGCCTCGATTGTCCGGTTGTAGGAGTCGGCTTCTGCCCCTGTCAGCCCGTCATAGTCACGCTCGAGCGTGAGCATGACCGCGTGCACCAACTCCGGTGGCGGCTCGACATATCCCGCCGTGAACGTGATGCGAATAGCATCCTCACGCACAGCAGTTGCAGGCCATGCACCGCTTTTCGGGCGCACGGTCGCAATGTCGTCACCGGCAAACAGGTAGTAGTCACCCACATCAAGTGCGGTGTCGGTGCCGTCTGGGGCGTAGATGGAAATGGCAGTCACAGCACCAACGGGCGGCATCGGCAGGCGCAGATCGCCAGCGATTGAGGCCAGCGCCAGCCGCCATGTGCTGCGCGTCAGGCATCGCCCGCACGCCTCACAGATGTAAGCTGTGGAGGCCGCCAAAATCGCCGCGACCCGAACGTCATGCTCCGACCCGCCCACGCGCAAGTGATCCTTGGCTGCGCTTAGATCAATCGTGTCGGGGCCTGCCGTGACAAGCGAAAGCATTACACAGCGGCCTTTTCAGGGGCGGCTTTCGTCGCGCGCTCGACCTTTGCCCCGCGCACCAATTCGGCCTGCCCTGCGTCAATCATGCGCTGGCCCTCATCGGCTGACACGTCGATTTCGTCGCCACGGTTTTGCGAAAAGTCCGCACCGGCGCGCGATACTAGAAGTTTGATTTTCATGATGCTCTCCAAATCGGCTTGGGAAAGGGGGCAGTTGCCCGCCCCCTCAGAAAGCCGACCGATTACGAAGCGGCGGTGATCAGGTGCTTGATGGCCCCGGAGTGCGAGATTTCTCCGTCGAAACGGATCAGGCCAGCGATACCCATGTCGGGCCAGAAACGCTCGCGAAGCACGCCGATAACGGGGGCACCAACCTTGCGGATGTAGTATTTCGAGAAGTCGCCATACAGAATGGCTTTTTTCGAAGCGGCAAGCCCGTCCATCGCCTGGTTGATCGAATACGGCGCGGTGACGGCGCCAACACGCAACCGCCCGCTGCCATCAGGGGCATCGGTGATCAGGTAGTTGTTCTGGCCATCCTTCAACTTGCGCATCGCCAGAAGGGTCGCGTCATTGAACATGAAGCGAGCTTTCGGCGAAGCGCGATAGGCAGGATCAACCGAATGATAGAGATCAAGAATCTCATCAGCGGTGATTGCAGTGGCACTGGCGGCGGTCTTTCCGGCGGCCGAGGCGGTCACAATGCCGTTAGGCGCCGAAGAACCGGTTCCGGTCGTCAGTTGCAAGTTCGCAATGCGCCCAAGCCGCTCACCGATCAGTTGCGAAAGCAGGGCCTCGAACGAAAAGATCGAGTCCATGTCGAGCTCCCACGACCAGCGAATGAACTCGCTGTCAAACGCATAGGCATCGAGCGATTTCTGCCCAATGGTCGCATCCTTGCCGCCATCATCCGTCAGCGCTGCGGCTTCCGTATGCGGCTCAGCCGTGACGGCGGTGTCATCAACGGTCGGCAGCTTCATCGGGTTTCCAGATCCCGTGGTAATGACCGTGCACAGCGCCTCATCATACATCGGGCCCCACGCTTTCATGGCCCGGTCGATCATGGGGATCAGCTCAGTCGGAACCGTAAAGCCGCCAGCCGTGGTGGTGCCAGCCGTTTGGGCGCGCGATTCGAACTTCGACGTGCCGCGCTGCAGGGTTTGGCGCTCTTCTGCCGACATATCAACGGGGGATACGCCACACATCAACTTGGCAAACACATGCCGGTATTCCAACTTTGCGCCATCATCTTGGCCGCGACCTTCGGTGTTTTCACCCTTCGGGCGGCGATCATCGCCAGCGTTGGCGCGGGCTTCAGCCGATTCCAGCTTCTGCAGACGTTCGATCTTGCCGCCGATCTTGTCGTGATCGGCCATCATCGTATCAAACTCGCGTTCGATTTCAGCCGCGCGGGCCTCATCGGTCGAGTTGGTGATTTCGTCAAACTTGGCGCGGGCGTTGGTCGCAATGCGCGCCTGCTGCTCGCGCAGTTCCTTAATCGTGCTCATGTGTGCCTCCTTGGCTAGAGCATGAAAAAAGCCGCCCAAAAGGGCGGCGGTTCGAGGCTTTGGCGCGCAGCCTTAGCCCTCTCTGACCCGCAGGCCGAGGTTCATCCGCATGCGCGCTTGGCGTGCTGCGTATCCCGTCTTGGAATGTTCTTTGCGGTATTGTTCGAGCGACCGCAGGCCGATTTCGGTGGTTGGATAGGCCCCGCGAGGGACAACCGACACTTCGAACAACTCGCCAACCTTCTCGATGGTGCGAACCGGGACTTCGCCAGTTTCATCCCAGCTTTGCTTGCCGCCCTGCATCGAAAAGGCAAAACTCATCTGGTCGATATTGCCAGCCCGAATGTTCTCCATAAGGTCTTTGGCCGCATGGGTGTTCGGCGGGGTGATTTCCACCTTCAAACCGTGGTCATCCTCGTCAATTTTGAGCGTCCCAGCCTTTTTCCGGCCAATTACAAGGTTGTAATCGTGGTTGACAAGCGCGTGAATGTCGTCGCGGGTGATTGCCTCAGCGAAGGCCCCGCGCTTCACGACTTCCCGAAAATAGCCGCCAATGTCGGTTTCTTCACCGAAAACAGCCGCATATCCGACAAGTTTTTCGCCCTCATCGGCCCGCTTTTCCACCTGCATCGAGGCCAGAACGCGAATTTCGTGCGTCATTTCTGCGCTCCTTGTTGCGCGCCCGCCTGATCAAGCGGGATTGTCGCGCCTTGAATGTAAAGCCGGTCACCGCCGGGCATGGATTCGCGGTTTTCCATCGCGCGGGCTTCGTCCGGCGTCATGACGCCGTTCTGGATGCCTTGGGCGATGCCTTCCATCCGCGTTTTGAAGTCACCGCGCAGAAGCCCGTCCATCGAAAACTCCACATAGAGCGGCGAACCCATCGGAAAGAGCTTCATGTTCAGTTCTTGTTCGATCTGCTCGACAAGCGGCTTTAGGCGGTGCTTGACCAGCTGCAAATCCTGCTGCTCGGTATTCGAGTAAGTGCCGTGCGTCAGGTCTTGCAAGAACACCGGCGGCAACTGCAGGACGCGGGCCAGCTGCTCGATCACAAAGCGCTGTGCCTCGACCATCTGCGATTTCTGGGGGTCTGCACCAATCGACTTGATATCCAGACCAGTGGGCAAAACGAGTGCCTGACGCTTGTCTTTTGCGGCTTTGCGGATCGCATCCTCAAAATCATTGGCGGCCGACTGCATCCCGCGTGGCGTGGTGAAATTGCCAGTCACCGCGAATGGCGGCACCCCACCATTGCGGAAATAGCTGCCACCGTATTTGGTCATGGCCTGCGCCATGGCGATGACCTCGCGGTTTGTCATCAAAGGCGACCGATGGGTCAGCCGGTCAGCCTTCAGCATCGCCGGAATGTCGATGATTTCCGAGGCATCATAGCGCACCGTGCGGCGACCATCGCGGTAATCGAAAACCTTGCGGCCATCCACGCGCTTCACAGTCGCCTGCGAAGGGTCCAGCGGCCAAAGCGCGACAAGTCGCCCAGATGCAGCGCGCTCGATGAACGTCAGGCCGCGACCGCCGGTCAAGACCTGCTCAATCGTGTATTTGCGCCACTCGAACGACGACGTGTCTGGATTCACCCGCTTTTGCAGCATCTCGGCCATGTCATCTGTGACGCGCTTTCGGCCTTTCGTGCCCTTCCGATAGGTCAACAGCGGCAGGCCAGCGATAGAACTGGCGATGAAATTCACCCCAGCCCAGATTGCAGGCACGCCAAGCGCTGTTTCAATGGTCACGACCTCGCCCGCAGAATTGCCCGCGATGTCGCCAATCCACATTGAAACCAGCTGGTCCGACGAAACCGGCACAGAAGGATCCTCGATCCCCGCGCGCCGCTCTTTGCTAAAGGGCCATTTCATGCGGTCATCCTGTAATTCGGGTCCAAGTCCCAAGGCGTTGGGCCGCTTTGTGCTGCCACCGGGTTTCGGCTCATGACCGTGACCGCGTTGAAAAGCGCCATCGCCGGGTCGATCTTGGCGTCCCCGGCGTTTTGTTTCGTTGCCCTGATCGCTGTCGCGGTTGGCTCAATCTTCAGGTTGCTGACTGCCCAAGCCATCATGGCCGAGCCATCGTGCCAGAACGTGCCGTTTGCCAGTTTGCGCTCGGCGGTCTTGATCGCGTTCATCATCGCGTAGCCTTGCGGGGCACCGATCAGCGCGCCGTTTTCCGGCGTCACGTCAATCTCTGCCAGCGCGTCGACCAGTTCACCTAGGCCAGCAGGGTCGACCGATACCGCTGCCAGTACCCCCGCATCCTTCACCGAGCCAATCAGCTCGACGATTTCAGCAATGTCGCCCAACTCATCGGTGCTGATCGTCAAATCGCCGTCGCGCTGGAAGTCCTGCAGCCGGGCCGCAATCGACTTGCGCCGCTCCAATACCCCGTGGTGACACCATGCGTGCGACCACGCCAGCCAGTCCTTTGTCTCGCGCTCGCGGCCCACCACACACAGGCCGAACAGGTCGTCGAGGCCGCCGCCGTCAATCCCGATCACCGCGACTTCACAGCGGTCTAGGATTTCGGCCAGATTGAGCGCCTTTCGCGCCCGCTTCCCCCAGAAATCCGCACCGGCCCAACGGTTTGAGCGCAGGTTCATGCCGATTTCGACATTCAAATGCTTGGCCAAGAACGTCGCTCGGGTGCTGGAATCGCCCGACATTTCCATGCCAAGTTGCCGCTCGAGCCATTCTTGCGACACCGAACGCCCGATATTTGGGTTGGTGATGTAGAAAAACGCCGGATCAAGATAGGCTTCGCGGTCGATCAGCTTCTTCGGAAACTCGTAAATGATCGGCAGGAACTTCTTGTCGATCACCCGGCCATCTCGCACGTCGCGGGCATAGTCCAGTTTTGCCTTGAACACCCCAGCAGGCGGCGCGTCAGATTGCGTCGACAGGTAGATCACAAACCCTTCTGGCCGC